CCACGATGACCGACAAGGTAATCAATTTCTTCATGGTAGCTTTCAAAGTATTGCGGAGCATGTTTACATAGCAGCACTTTGATCCTAAATTTAGATAGGTGCCCTTCACGTATCAAATCATCTGTTTTTGTTACACGCTCACAATCTCCAAATAAACCTTCTAATACCCACTTATGTGTTTTACTACCGTCAAGGGTGCCAGTAAATCCAAATCTATATTTTGCATTATGAAGCTTCGTCATAATACCTGTGAGTGACTTAGACTTAAACAAGTGCGCTTCATCACCAATCACACAATCAAAATCATCAAAGTACCTTTTAGGAAACTTGTAGATTGATTGCCAAGTAGAAATGATGATTGGTTTATCAGTATTCTTATCCTTACCAGAGTAAATCTTATGCACATGATCATCGGCATTCCAACCATAGTCCTTAAAGTCATTGACCATTTGTTCTACGAGGGACGTAGTAGGGACGATGATGAGCGTTTGCTTGTTGGTAGCAGTATAGTATCTGACGAGGGAATAGATCATCAAAGACTTCCCAGACCCCGTAGGAGAAAGAAGTAGTTTGCGATTATTCTTTATTGCTTCGTAGACAGCAGTGTATTGATATTCTCTTGGAGTAATTCCCGTTCTGGTGATTTTGTCCATAAAGGTTTTGATACCAGCAAGAGAAACAAAGTCGTTAGTTTCTGCAACATCTCCATACCAATCATTCTTTTCGTATTGTATAGTGTACTGACGCTCCGCTGCCCACACCTCAAGGTGCTTCATCAGTCCACCATAAAGTTCTCCAGTTCCAGGTGAATACAGGCGAATAGTTCCATCCCAATATTTGTAGCGAGGATTTTTCTTGAGGAACTTTGCTTCTGGAACTTCAAATGTAAAATAATCCGAGAGCTCCATATGAACATGAGGCTCTGCGGATTGGATGGTTAGGTAAACCTCATTCTTCTTCTTTACGGAAAGGAGTGTCATTATTGTCCATTAATAAATTTCTCCCACTCAATGGCACTCTTGATCTGAAACCCTCTGTTTGAAATCTGCTTCATGACCTGATCCAACCAGTACAACATCTGGTCCAGATACTTGATCTTTGCCTCAATGTTGATAATGTCATCATCGCTTTCGAGGTATGTTCTCATTTTCTCGGAAGTTTGAATTCTTCCGCCAAATGGTTTTTCTGCGTAAACACGAGCATCAGCTTCACCGCTGTAGTACTCACGTTTTTCTTTTACAAGCTTTCTAATTTCAAATTCCAGAGAAGTTTTGATCTGGGAAATGTCTGTGTAGTGGTGTAAGTATTTATTATGTTGGAAAGGGATGTCTAACGCAAGTTGTCCAAGATCTGTGCTATACTGTTTGTTCTTGAACTGAAAATCTACTGCGCTATCCTCTGCCCATTCTTCTCTGAGTTTTTCAAATTTATTACGAAGAGTTTCAAAATTCATAGACGTTTCATGTTTTTGTCAAGGATAAAAAATCTTTGATGCTTGAAGGTTACTTCAGCAGTAAGATATTCTACATCTGTCATTGTAGCATTGAATTCTAGACCAGACAATGACACTGGAAAAATATTTTCAAAGGATACAATAAATGCTGGATTGTACGATGAAGTTACAATATGAAGTTGAGCATTACTGTATTCTTCTTGTGGTGGAGTGTCAGTATCATCATCTGCTCTGCCATTCTGACGCATCCATTGATGAATGGAATAGTAATTTTTTAGGTCTTCATCAACAATAAATTGTACTGTAAAATCCCCAAAGGTCACTCCACCTCCAGGGATCATTGGTAGATTACGAAATCTTGTAGCATATTCAATCGTTGGCATTGTAATATCAGGAACATTTGCTCTTTGGCAAAAGAAATCTGTTCCCTCAAATTTATCCAACTTCAGGAGATAACCAATAGGATTTAGAAAATTTCTATTCCTAGGTTGCTCCTTATACCATTCAGCGGTCATGTCAACTTCCCAAGCTATTGCTATTTATCCTTGAGTAGTTCCTCTATTCTGTGACGCATATTAGTGCTTTCTTGCTTCATATAATCTCTGAGAGAATATCCACGCTGACCTCTTAGGATCATTGTTCCCTGATAAAACATTGTAGCGGCAAACACTAATAATAAAACACAACCTATTAGTTCAATGTGATTTTGAGCCATGGTAGTAATGGTGGAATAACACCAACAAGTCTTAGCAATCCTTCAGCAAATAAAGAAAGCACCACCCAACCAACACACATAGAAATAATGGAAGCATTCCTATTGTGCTGTCGTATAGCAGCATCAATCATCTCCTTGCATTCTGTTTGAGTTACTAGTTTTTCTTGTTGCATTTCCATAATCCTGTGCCTCCCATTGTGGTTCGTACATAGGGCATGGCTCTTCCATCAGAATGTCATTCCTTGCCCTAGCAATTCTTTTATACAAATGATCTAGATCCACTCCTCTTCTTCCTCCTCGTCCCAAATAATATATGGACCATGCTGCATTCTTTTCAACTCCTTAGTTTTTTCTGCAAAGGAAGCAGTCTCTCCAATCCATAATGCCATCTTCATAATTATGAAGATCACCGCTAACGGTGATAGACACAATAGTAATAAAAGAGAAGACTGGTTCATGTATGATACTCGTTTATAAAATCAATAAGTTTATTGAGTGTATCTTGTGCGCCTTCAGTCCATTCTCTAGATCTTTGAGATTGATTTTCGTGAAGGTCTCTTTTCATTTTATAAAGTTTTGGAAGTATGTCAACCTTTGATAGACGACCTCTTGGCATAACGTAATAAATTGCTGTTAACTATTTACAAAAAAAGGGACCCTTTTGGGGTCCCTTTGTGTTGAATTGTGAATGGATCACATGAGGTTCTTAACAAGTACTCTTCTGTAGTACTGGTTACGTGATGCAGTGAGGGTCTCAGCATCTGGGGTTCCGTTTGCCTGGGTGACAAATGGGTTAGCAACCATTCCGTAACGGGTCTTGAAGCCAATCTTTGGCTGGAAGGTGTTAGGATCAATGCTGCGGAGCATCTGAAGGGGAACGTATGGGCAGTAGAATAGTCCTGCGTCATAAGGTGAAGTGCCCTTATAACCAACAACGTAGTAGTGGTTGCTGGAAACGTTTGCCGAATAAGGATCAACGTAGACCTTGATGCGACCGTTCATGGTTCCTACTAGGAGGTTACCAGTGTCATCAACTTCACCGATGGAAGGACCACCAGCGCCGCTTAGACCTGAAGAATAGTCAAGGGTGCCGCTCATAGCAAGAGCAGAAGCAACGTCAGCAGAAGTGATGATGAAGTTGCCCTTACCACGACGGGTTTGCTGAGCGATTGCGTTTGCATCACGCTCAACTTGGAACATTAGACCCTTGAACTTCTCAACTGACCAGCGACCATTTGAGTCAACGTCAAGGTCGAAGATACCAGCGTTAGCAACGTTGTTCTGAGCACCAGGCTTAGCAACGGTGTAAACGGTTCTTACAACTTCACGGTTGATCTCAGCGAGGATTTCGCTGGAGAGTAGGTTAGCGAGTTCTTGCTCAGCATCAAGACCATGGATTGCCTTGAGGTCTTGTGCTAGTTCTAGGGTGTATTCTGCCTTGAGAGCTCTGGTACGTGCTTGTACCGAAGTCTTCTCGATGCTGAAGCTCATTTCGTTGAATAGAGAACCAGCGCCAGAACCTAGGATTTCAGCAGTCTCACGAGGAATAGCGGTTGAACCACGCTCATATACACCAGCAGGTGAATCATTTAGAAGACCTGGGTTAGCATCTGGGTTCGAAGGATCAACAGTACCACGAGGATGGGTGTCATCACCACCAGCAGCATTGGTCTGGTTGTATACAGCAGAACCAAGTGAAGAAGCAGAGAAGTTGCTATCAGGCTCGTTGTAGAGAGCTTCTGGGCCAGTACGAAGACCTGAACCATTTTCCTGATAGTGATACTTCATTGCGAAGATAAGTCCAGTAGGACCGCTCATTGGTTGAACACCGCAGATATCATATGCAACGAGGTTAGGCATTGCACGGCGGATTAGGGAGATCATAACAGGATCGAAACCTGCAAGACCACCAGTTTGAGTTCCTAGTGCCGAACCAGAAAGTCCTGAAGCACTGATAGCACCAACAGTGTTGGATGCTTCGTTGATCATGCCACGCTCTTCACGTAGCGCCTTTTCTGTGTTTTCTAAAAGAACAGCGGTAACAGCCTTTCTATAATTGTCCTTGATTGCGCCAGCGCCCTCATGACCTAGAACAGGTGACCACTTTTCTGTTAGAGCTTTTGCGTTAAACATTTGTTTGCTCCGATAGGAAAGTTAGTGTTAATAAATTAATCAGTTTGCCCAGCGGTTGAGTGCTTGGAGATATTGTGCCATTGCTGGTGATACCTCTTGACCTGCACCTTCTACTGGAGATTCGTCAGAAGCTTCTGATGGAATTGCAACTGTTTCTTTGAAGTATGACTCCTTGATGGTTTTTACCTTTCTGGAGAAATCTTCTTCTGAAACAAACTCAAGACCTTCAGCAAGTGCTGCGAGTTTTTCTTTTTGAGTATCTGCGAGTCCTTCTGAAACAGTGTTCAGAACATTGATTTTTGCAGTCTCATTCAGACGATTTTGTAGTTTCACATTAGCCTTAACCTGTTCGTCGAGGCGCTCTTCCATTTCACGAATTGATTCGGCCATACCTTCAACCACATCGATTTTCTCGTCTGGGATTGAAATGTAGTGCTCTTCAAAGAGACCCTTGAGACCTGCAATGAAGTCTTCGGTAATCTCATTTCTGATACCACGGTCGATGGCTACTTGATTTTCTTCCATCCACTGACCAATGGCGTAGTTCACAGTGCCGTTAACTTCCTCAGCAAGTTCGCTCTTAGCTGCTTCAACTTGCTTGTCTAGTTCTGTGGCAAAGTGTTCTACAAGTCTGTCATACTCTTCGTTGAGTTTTGCTGTAACTGCCGCTTCAAAAATTGTTTTTGCCTTTTCAGCAAATTCAGCGGAGAGTTCAGTTCCCTCTAGTAGAGCATTTACGTCGTCGGTCATGTCAATTTCAAATCCAGCTTTGATTGGATAGGTGACATTTCCGCCCATTTTAGTGATGCCGTATGCTGCGGCAACATTTACTGTTGGTTGAGTTCCTTGATCGCCAGCATCTTTCTTTGCTGCAAACTGAGGATCACCAGAAATTTGCGAGATAGGTGCTGCTGCTTTTGCACCAGGGTTCTCTTCGCCATCTTCATTATTAGAATGAAGAGGTGCGGAAGTTGAACCGCCTAGATCAGCAGGAGCTGATTGACCGATCGCAACAGAAGGTTGGACGGTGGGTGCAGGATCTTTGCCGCCAGCCTTCGCAGTCTGAACGTCAGAAACCTGTGAAGGATCGCTACCAGAGCCAGGGATCACGGAAGCTTGAACAGTCGGCATAGGATCGCCAGCTTCCAGAATAACTTTTTGCTCAGTAACAAACTCTTCAAACTTTTCGTTTAGCATATCTGACATTTGAGTTTACCTCTTAATTTCCGTATAATTATTCTAAGTTTATTTATTAAATCAAAGATTTGAGAGAAAATGCTCAAAGACCTTGAGCGTTCTTGCCTCTAGATTTTGACGAGTTGCCTCATCAATATACTTGCGGTATTTATCAACTTTTGCTTCCTTGAGAATACCGTTCTCCCAAACCCACTCTTTTCCTTCCATGATGCCGTTTACAAAAGCATCTGGTGCGGAAGGATCTGCTACGATATCAGCAGCAGTTGTGAGCATGAAGTCATCACGTACAATAGAGATATCTTCACGCTTATCGATACTTCCCATACCACGAGAAGAAACACCAAGTTGTACTCCCTCTTCTAAAAGTGAGCGAGCAATGTTGCCCATAGGTGTATCTAGAATTTGTGCCTTTCCATAGAAGTTATGACCCTCGGCACGGAGATCTGTAATTCTATGAGACACTCTATCTAGATTTACAGTAGGACCATCTGGGTGTCCTAGTTCTCCAAGAGCTCTCTTAGTTTTTACATACTCTTCGTTATATCTCGTTACCTCACGATCGAGAACATCAAATGGATACATGCGTCCATTTCTGTTCTTCAGTTCAGACTGAAGAAAAACTCCTTCAATATAAAGAAGTTTCTTTCCGTTCTTTTCTTCTGTGAGAACTTTTACGTCCTCAATCTGTTCCGTTATCAGTTTCATCGGTCTCGGTTTCGGTTGGTTCGTCAAAGAATGTGTTTGCCACTACCTGCTTATATTGCGCCATAGCATCAGATGCTTTAGCGAATAGCATGTCATGGATTGCGTCAATTGCTGATGCTCTGTCGTTATTGCTGATCTTACCAACAATATCAACAGCACCCATTTCGTTATTAGTTTCAGTCATGATAATATAACAATATAGAATTATTTAGACTTTGGCGCAGGTTTAGGTTGCGCTTTCATCTTTTCCATCTCTCTATCCAAATTAGCATCAGCTGCTTCCGCTTCTCTGGCAGCAGCATCCTGTGCTTGAATGTTTGAAATTTCTGGACTAAATGCAGTGTTTTGTTGCTGCATCGTATCCATCATATTTGTTTGCTTAGGATCAATTGCAAGACCAGAAGAAATCTCGGACTTCATCTGCTTATCAATCTCCTTGAATGTCTTATCAGTTTGATTGAGAATATGCTTGCGGATATATTCAACAGAGAAATACTTACCAGCAAAAGGATCCATTTGTGTAACGACAGCAATGCGCTGGGTCATCATTTCAATTTCTTTGAGTTCGTTGAAATGGTTGTCAAACAGGAAGTCATATTGGATATGCTCCTTCATGTCATCCCAATCTTCTGGTGAAATGACACCTTTGAGAATAAGTTGGGTCTTCAGCATGTCCTGGAACATTTCGCTGAAGCGTTTGCGGAGACGACCTATAAATTTCGCAAACTTGAGTTCATCCCTGAGAACCTCTGTGGTCTTACCAAGATTAAACCCTTTGTTGTCATCCGTAAGGCGGGAAGGTGGTAGGTTGAGTGAGTTGTAAAGTTTCTTTTTGAAATACTCAACATCCTTGAGTTCACCAAGGTTCTGACCTCCTGGGAGTGTAGTGATTTCAGTTCCTCTACCACCCTCACGGCGAGGTAACCAGAAATCCTCAAGCATAGACATATGCTTTTTATCATCACGCATCTCTCCAGTTGAAGAATCATATACGAGTTTATTTCTGTAACGAGACATTACATCACGTAGATATTGTTCCGCTTTTACTTTTGGAAGATTACCTACATCGATATAAAAAATTCTACGCTCTGGAGCACGAGAGAGACGATAGATTACCAAACTATCTTCAATCATTCTAAGTTGATTGAGAGACTTGATAGCCTTATGAAGAAAACTCAACACCATTCTTTTGTTGAGATCTTGTAAACCAGATGGAACAAATGTAATAGAATCGGGCGCCATCTTTACGCCTTGTGATAAACTCATATCACCAATTGGTCCCAATACTCCACCTTGATAAAATCCTTTTGGATTGTATAGGAAGTAGTCTACAAAAGTTCCATACTCATACTCAAGTGCTGTGCCTTTAATTGCTGCACGAGCAAGAGAATCTTTTGGTTTGTCATCAAGTTTTTGACGGACCTTCTTGATCTTCATTGGATCAACGTAACGAAGTTCAAGAATTCCTTTCTTTGGGTTGTCTAAATCTATGACTTTATGGTAATATAGTCTTCCATCAATATACCAATTACGCACAATCTCATGTGCTCTATTATCAAAATTTAAAAGTTTTTTGATGTGTTCAAATTCGTTTCTAATTTTAGTCTTTACTCCAGATCCAACATCTAGATTATCTAAGTTGATTTCAACTGGAGTATCGTTAGCATCACTAACAACAAATTCATTTACAACTTCATCAATAGCACTATCAACTTCTGGATGAAGTGCCATATCACGATAACGACGAATTAGTTCGTACTCGTTGCGAGCTTGAGCTGCGGTATCGGTTTCTACATACGTTCCATAATAACCACCTGCTGCTACTGAGATTGGTTCCTCAGCAGAAGGAGGGACAGGGGATTGTCCCTTCTGTCCCTCCTTTCGATTAATTTGGAAGCCAAAAAGTTGACTCATGATTACTTATTCAAATACTGCTTCCAACTATTTATCAGACTACTGGAATTGAAGAAACTCCTTGTCTGGTCCCTGCGGTAGCAGTGAAGTATGAGTACTGGAACTCAACTGTGAATTCTTCAATCTGATCGTTGCTATCATAAGCAACATCAATCTGAGAAACATTAGTTGGGAAGCAGTACTTGAGTGAGTACGATCTGAGGATCGCACCTTCTTCACTAGCATCTTTCTCAAGTTGCTTGACAGCAAGATCTGCCATGTAACCACTGGAGTTATTTGGCGTGAATAGAGGAGCAGTGTTACCCTCATGAGTGTTGATGCTGTTTGCCCACTGCTCAAAGAATGAGCGTAGTTTGAAATCCTTATCGTTGAAGAAGGTAGCAGTCCAAGTATCAAAGGTGCGATCACCTGCGATCTTAACTGTTCTTCCACGGAAAGGAACTTCGATAACTCCTAGGTTGGAACCAGGGAGTGCTGCTGACTTACAAAGAAGATTTGTGAGATTTTGATCTTCAGTTTGCTTAGAAAGAGTTGCTGGGAACTGAACATCGATCAGGAACATGTTGGGCTTCACGCCCTGACCGATAGTTTGTAGGAACTGACTTACGTTTGACGATGCCATTAGTGGTTACCTCTGTGATGTTTTTCTGTATTACTAATTATCTACCAACGACTTCCGAGAAGGAAACGCCCGTTCTTGTTGCCGTTACAGTAACGGTTACATAGTTGATTGAGCGAGTTGGCTTGAGGTAGAGTTCAGCAACAAACTCATTTCTATCAATAACTTCTGGAGTGTTGTTTGTTGTATCACATACAACTAGGAAGTCAATTACACCTCTGCGAGCTTGAACTTCTGCCAAGTAAGAAGAAATTGAAGCAGTGAAGTTTGAGCGAGTTGTGCTATCGTTCTGCTCAAAGAGAACTCCTTCAGCAAGTGCTCTTGCTCTCTTCTCAACATTGAGGAATAGACGACGAACGTTAATTCTGTCAAATGCTGATGGTGAAGCGAGAGCGGTCTTATCTCCAAAGAGAACAGGACCAGATCCTGGAAGAGAAACGATAGGATTAATTCTGTTGCTGTATAGATCGTCTCTCTGTGCTTTATTTGGATTGAAAGCAAGCTTGACAACGTTCTGTACACCACCACGATTTAGACCTGCTGGGGAGAACCAGTCATCTAGAATTGCAGAAGTTGAAACACAGAGACCAGCAGTATCACCATTACAACCAATGTAGCGATACTTATCGTTGAAACGATCGTATGTATACTTGATACCACTATCTAAAACAACATAGGAACTTGAAGCAATTCCATCAAAGAAAGCAATTGTATTTGCTAGTTGAGTTGCAGGAGAAATTGAAGCACCACCAGTAGTGGCAATTTGATTACCAACATAAGGAGATAGGAAAGCAACGCAATCCTTTCTACTGTTAGCAATAGCAGCTACTGCTTGTGCTTTAGCAAGAGTATCAACTTCATTGCTCATGGAACCACCCATGATAACAAAGTCAATAGTTGCAGATTCTGTATCTAGGAATTCATCATATGCTGCTTGAATTTCTCCAGCAGTATAAGCATAGTCATCTAGACCACCAGATAAAGTTCCACCAGCAGTTTGAAGAATTCTTGATAACTCTTTTGGAGCACCAGAAGTTGCTGCGTATGAAGCAGCAGTTCCACCTGGATTTTCTCCAAGAGTTGTGATTTCAGCAGAGGTTAATTCTTGACCAGCGTAAATGAAGTTTGAAAACTCATTGAGTGCTGATTTCCAGTATGTGGAATTTCCTTCTGGTGACTTAGCATCAGAGATTTTTGAAAGATATGTAAAACGCTCAACAACTGTATTATCTCTTTCGTCAATGACAGCAAGATGAACTTCATCATATGAAAGATAACGCTCTGCTGCCCAAGGTGAAGTACCAGGGCGAGGACCGATTGCCTTGAAAGATAAACCAGTTGTTCCAATTGCCTCTGCATTCCAATCGGAATTAGTGTAAGCAACTACTGTTTCACCAGCTCCAGCGGTTGGAGTTCCAGTTCCTTTTGTAATTAAGAATGTGCTTGAGTTTACTACTTTATAAACTTCGTGTGTTGTTGCGTTTCCAGCTGTGTATGTATCCCCAACTGTGAAACCGTGAGTTGCCTTGGTTACCTTATAGTCAGCACCACGATCAAGGATAACTACACGGTAGTAGTTACCTTCTGTTCCTGCGTAACGAGCAGCAAATTTTTCTGTTGTAACGCCAGCATCGAATGCATCCTTATCAGCAATAAGAACACCAGTGCCACTCTTGGTTGCGTTCTTAACAGTTGTTGCTGCACGGAGAACTGCTAATTGACCACCGTAGCGTAAAAATTCTGCTGCTACTAACCAATCAGAAGCATTTGCCTCAGCTGGTGTTCCGAACGTGTCAATTAGATCTCTTTCTGAATTGACGCTTACGATTTTGCCTACTGGTCCAGTGCGGAATGTAGAAGCGAAAGCAGCACGAATAGCGAGTGCTCCAGTTACTACGGCATTGGATAAATCACGCTCCTTAATAACAACACCAGGCGAGACTTGACTTGCCATGTTTTTACCTCTTAGATATCAAATTTATCTAAATCTATTTAGAAATTACTAATGTTCAGAGGGGGAAACCATGCATGAACACTTTACCAATCTGGATATGACCAGGCATCAGTATCTTTCTTTCTTCTGTCGAGTATTCTTTTGACAGTACATGCCTTACATTCATAGGAATATGCTGATGGAAACGGTCTTTTATTCTTTCTGATCAAGTAAAAATCCGTGAGAAGATCTTTCTCTTTACTGCAAGTTCTGCACTTCCTTTCCTTGAAGATGAGATGCTCTAAAGAAAATTGATCTTCTATGTTCATCAGTAATTCCACATATAACTTACTTCTTCTTGAGTATTTCCATACTCCCACAATGATCCATCGGCGTCTACAAAACTATTATCTCCCATACCATCGTCAATAAAACCAAATGGTGCCATATCTTGCTCAATTTGATTTCTTTGTTCTTCATAGATGCGGCGTCTGACATCCTGATCAGTCATCTCTTTAAAGTACTCTTGCATGACTAACCATGCAAAGAGAACTAGACACATCACAAGGTCATCATGGTATCCTTCGTCTGCTTCCCACGCCATCTTTTTCTGAATGAATGTGGTAAGCTCTTGTAGAATTTCAAAATCACCAAATATTAGTTTATCTT